CCTGGCTGGCGTGAAGATGGTGCAGGCTGAGGCCGTTGAATGATGCAAGCCGGACGCCTCAATCGCCGCGTCACGCTGCAGAGCCCGTCGCAATCTGTCGACGAGCTAGGACAGCCCATCCCCGGCTGGACGGATGTAGCCACGCTGTGGGCTGACATTCGCATGAAATCGGGCCTAGAAAGCATCAAGGCAGGTGCGCCGGTGTCTGTGGTGCAGGCATCCATTCGCGTGCGCTACAGGGCCGGAATTACGGCTGGAATGCGCCTGACGCACAACTTGCAGGCGTTCAACATCGTTGCAGTGATGCCGGATGTGGGCGGGCGGGGATACGTTGATCTTGTGTGCGAAGTGGTGAACTGACATGGGCATGGCTGTACGGATGAACGTCACCGCGTTCAAAGAGCAGCTGCGCGCCGAGTTGGATAAGCTCCACGCAGCCACCAGGCCAGCAGCGCAGGCAGGCGCACAGATCATCTATGACGCGGCGCGGCTGAATGCGCCGGTGTCCAAGAAGCCGCACAAGTTCTACGGCACGCACAAGGTCTATGGGCCTTATGCGCCTGGGAACTTGCGCGACTCGATCTATCAGGTTTTCAGCAAGACCAATAGCTATAAAGATGTGAGCACGTATCACATCAGTTGGAATGCGGACAAGGCCCCATATGGCGCGATGGTCGAATTCGGCACCAGCAAGGCACCGGCGCGGTCATTCATCGGCAAGGCCGTGACGGAGACAAGGACGCAGGTTCGTCAGGCGATCAAAGAGCGGTATTTGCAAGAGGTCGGGCATGGAAGTTGATCTTGTTGCACTGCTCAAAACGCAGTGTGCGCAGACGTTCCCAGACATTGCACCGCAGGACGTTGCGCCGCCCTACGTCACGTGGCAGAGCCTTGGCGGTGAATCGCGCTACACGCTGGCCAACACGCCCATCGACAAGCGCAACACGCTGATGCAGATCAACGTCTGGTCAGCCACCCGCAAAGAAGCGAACACGCTGGCGCGAGCGATTGAAGCGGCGATCACGGCATCACCCGCATTCGTCGCCACGCCAGAGGGCGAGCCGGCATCCATTCACGAGGAAGACACCGGACTTTACGGCGCGATTCAGCGCTATTCGATTTGGAGCGCCCGCTAGTTCGGTCGCAAAGAGCAACTGAGCCGCCTTCGGGCGGCTTTTTTGTGCCCGCAAAGGGCTCCCACCACCGCCCGCAGAGATTGATCGAAGCGGGTTTTTTTGTGCCCTTGCGGGCCTTGAAAGGAAACCAACCATGGCATACAGCTTGCCCGAAGGTTCCAGCCAGCAGTTTTCCAACACGCTGGCCGCAGCCAAGACCATCACCGCGATCACCAACGCCAATCCGGCCGTTGCCACCTGCACCGGGCACGGCTACACGACTGGCGACGAGATCATGCTTTCCAGCGGCTGGGAAGATGCGACCGATTCGGTTTACAAGATCGAATCTGTTGACGCCAACAGCTTCAGGATTCTCGGCCTTGATTCGACCAACACGTCGTTTTTCCCCGCCGGCTCCGGCGGCGGCTCGGCTCAAAAATTGTCCGCATGGACGGCCATCCCGCAAGTGCTGACGATCAGCGCCAGCGGCGGCGACGCGCGTTTTACCGACGTCAACCCGCTGGCAAAGCGCAACGGCATCCGCATCCCGACCGGCTTCAACGCCACCAGCATCACGCTCTCGCTCGGCTTCGATGCCACCGCGCCGGCCTACAAGACCATGGTCGGCATTTCTCGTTCACTGTCCAAAGTGGCATTCAAGCAGGTTCTGTCTGGTGGCGCCGTGCAGTACGGATGGGGCTACCTGACCGTCAGCGAGTTCCCCAAGCTGAACAACAACCAGGTCAACACTGTTGACGCGGCCCTGACGTTCCTGGGCCGCACCATGTCCTACGACGCCTAAAGCGTCATCCCGCGCACCGGCCCGGCGCCGTTCGCTTCCTTCGCGGGGAGCGGCGGCGTCGGGCACGGGCGTTTTTAACCCCCCGCGAAAGGAAAAAGAAATGGCAAAAATCGTGTTGGGCAAACGCCCCAAAAACTTCAAGCGAACCGTGCAATTCGACCTGCCAGAGGGCGGCAAGGGCGCTGTTGAAGCGACCTTCGTTTATCGCACCCGAACCGAGTTCGGCGCGTTCGTTGATGAATTGCTTGAAGGCGCTGGCGTGGCTGCCAAAGGCCAGGGCGATGAAGACGTGAAGCTGTCGCTGAAAGAGGCGCTCGAAAAGACGGTGGACACCAATGCCGAGTACCTGATGAAGGTCATGGAAGATTGGAATCTGGACGTCGAATTCAGCAAGGACGCCGTACAGCAGATGTGCAACGAGTACCCAGGCGCTGCGCTGGCGCTGATCGACGCCTACCGACTGGCGATCACCGAAGGCCGCTCGGGAAACTGATCGGCGCTGGCGCAGCGTTTTATCAACGCGGCGCCAGCGACAAGGACAAAGCCAATGCATTCATCGCCGCCATCGTTCGCGCGGGCGGCGATGCGATGTTTGAAATCTGGCCCGAAAACGCACGCGCGTTTGGGCTGTTCACGCAACTCACCACGCAGTGGAACGTCGGTTTCGGCGGTTATGTCGGCCTGCGCTACGAGGCCGCCTACCCGCTTCTCGACCGCGAGGCAGACAGCCCGCAAGACTGGCGCGAGCTGTTCGACGCGTTGCGCGAGATCGAGTACGGCGCCCTGAGTGAGCTGAACAAAAAGGATTGACCTAGTGGCCGATTTGAAGATTCAAGGCGAGGTTGTTGTTGATGCGAGTCAAGCAGAAAGTGCGCTTGATCGTGTCGGCAGCAAAGCCGAATCGATGGCCGCTGGTGTCGGCCAATCTGCCGGACAAGCCGGAAAAGCTGTAGATGGAATTGGCGACAAAGCAGAAACCGGCGCGCAGAAGTTCACCCGTGCCGAGGCGCGGATGCGCGACTCAATCCGCAAGTCCACGCTGGAGCTGCAGCAGTTCGGCAAAACGGCCAGCGAGAAACTTGAATTCAAGATTGCAGACAAGGGCCTTGACGCCAGCAAATTTCAGCCCTACCTGGCCGAGCTGCGCAAGGTAGAGGCGGCACACCAGGCGGCGTCGGGCACGCTGGATGGAATGGGCATGTCTGCCAAGGCAACGGCGGCGGCTTTGCGCGGTGTGCCTGCGCAGTTCACCGACATCGTGACTGCCCTGCAAGGCGGGCAGCGCCCATTGACCGTGCTGATGCAGCAGGGCGGCCAGCTGAAGGACATGTTTGGCGGCGTTGGTGCTGCCGCGCGCGCGTTGGGTGGTTACGTGCTGGGCCTGATCAACCCGTTCACCCTGGCCGCTGCTGCGGTTGGCGCAATCGCGCTTGCCTACAACCAGGGAAGCAAGGAGCAGGATGCGTTCGTCAAATCCATCGTCACGACCGGCAACATCAGCGGCGTGACCGCTGGACAGCTCGGGCAATACGCCCGCGCCATTTCATCCGTTGCCGGTACCCAGTCAAAGGCCGCCGAAACGCTGGCGGCGTTCGTGGCCGAGGGCGTGCGCGGCGGCGCGATGCTGGAGAGGTACGCGCAAACCGCAATCGAGTGGGAGAAGGCCACCGGCCAATCTGTCGCCAAGACGGCAGAGCAATTCGCCAGCCTGCAGAAAGACCCGCTGTCATCCGTGCTCAAACTCAATGAGGGCACCAACTTCTTGACCGACAGCGTTTACAAGCAGATCAAAGCCCTCGATGAACAGGGCCGCTCTGCCGATGCGTCCAGGGTGGCCATGGACGCGCTCAACACGGCCATGGAGTCGCGCAGCAAGACGATTGAGCAAAACCTCGGCTACATCGAAAGCGCATGGCGCGGCATCACCTCCGCTGCAAAAAAGGCGTGGGACGCCATGCTCAATGTTGGGCGCGCCGAAACCGGCGCCAGCCAGCTCGCCAGCCTGCGCGAGACGCTCGATCAGCGCATGCAGCGCGGGCCCATCAACGACATGCCCAGCACGCGGGCAGCGTGGGAAAAGGGCAATGAAGGGCTGCGCAAGCAAATTGATTTGTTGGCAGAGCAAGAGCGCATGCTGCGCCGTGGTGCCGAGGCCGAATCGGAGCGCAACAAACAGCTCGCCGCGAGAATTGAGTTTGACAAGTCCGGCGAGCAATACCTGAGCAAGCGCGCGCGCATGGAGCGCGAGATTGCCAAGGCCACCAACGAGGCGGTGGCGGCTGGCGTTGGACAGGCTGAATTGGAGCAGCGCATCGCCAGCATTCGCGAAAAGTACGCCGAGAAAAACACCGAAGGCATGAAGGCCCAGCGCGCGGCGGCAAAGCTGTTGGCCGATGACTTGTCCGCGCTCGCCAAGATGGCCGGCCTGAGCCCCGACTTTTACAAGGAGTGGGAGAAGCTGGGAGACATGTTCAAGCGCGGCAAGCTGGACGTTGACGGGCTGACGCAAGCGCAGGCGAAGCTGCTCGAAAAACAACCCGTCATTGCCGCCGAAACCAAGGCACAAGCCGACGCGCAAAAGCAGGTCAATGCGTCCATCGACGCATACCGCAGCGCGCTCCAGGCCGTTGCCAAAGAAGAAGCCGCGCGCGTGGACGGCATCGCAAAAAGCAATGCCGACCTGCGCGAGCAAATCGCAACCATGGGCCTGACGAACCAGCAGATTCGCCAGCGCACCATCGAACTGAACCGCGCCACCATCGCCGAGAAAGAGCAGCAGCTCGCGCGCCTGCAAACCGGCTACACCAACACCCGCGAGCAGGCCGCACTGGAAGAAGAAATTCGGTTGCTGAAAGAGCGCAACGGCCTGCTGTCAGATCAGGGCGTCAAGGAGCAGTACGTTGCCGCGCAGCAAGAAATGGCGGGCATGTGGCAGTCCATCGACAGCACCGCTCATGACGTGTTTGTCAACATCTTCGAGGATGGGGCTGGCACCTTCAAGCGGCTCGGCCAGACGCTGAAATCCGCGTTGCTTGACATGCTGTACCAGCTCACCGTCAAGCGCTGGATCATCAACATCGGCGCAAGCATGGGCGTCACTGGAGGAATCTTTGGCGCTGGGCAGGCCATGGCCGGGCAGGGCGGCGGCGGTATCCTTGGTCTGGCAAGCAATGCCTCATCTGCATACAACCTCGCTACCGGCGGATTTGGTTCGATGCTGTTTGGCAACTCGATTGCCTATGGTGCGATGGTTCCCGGCCTGTCCATGGGCGGCGCACAGGCTGCCATGCTGGCCGCACAGACTGGCGAATTTGGCCTTGCCGGCGCAACGGCAACGGCTTCGGCTGGTGGAGCTGGTGCTGGTGGGTTTGGCGCGCTGCTGTCCAACCCTGTAACGATTGCGATTGGCGCGCTTGCCATGCTAGGCCTATCCGGCGCCTTCAGCCGCAAGCACAAGCAGCACAACTTGCAGGGCACCTTCGGCGGCGCCACCGGCTTCGAGGGCAATTGGCACGACTACTACAAGGGCGGCCTGTTCCGCAGCAGCAAGACCGTCGACACCCCGCTCGAGGCCGACTTCCTCAAGGGCCTGCAGGACGCCTGGAACGCGCAGGAAGCCGCAGTCACCAGCTACGCCCAGGCGCTGGGCCTG